GACGCATTTCTCGCAGGTGCTGATCTCGCTGCTGATGAACGGCAACGCCTTCATCCGCATCTTGCGCGACGATCAGGGCATCGCTGGCCTAGTCGTCTTGAACCCGCGCAAGGTCGAAGTCCAGCGCAACAACGTAACCCGCCGCGTCGAGTATTCGATCGACAATGGTCGCGAGATCGTCCCGCATGATGAGATGATGCACCTAACCGAGCTCTTGCTTCCGGGCGAGTTGCGTGGACGTTCGCGCATCGATCTGATCCGCGACACGCTTGGACTCGGTAGGGCGCTCGACACTTTCGCCCAATTGTTCTTTGGGCAGGGCAGCACGCTGGGAGGAGTCATCGAGTTTCCGGGCGCCTTGACGCGCGAGCAAGCCAAACCCCTACGCGACTCATTCGAGGAGCAGCACCGATCCGTCCGCCGCTCCCATCGTCCCGGCGTGCTATTCGGCGGCGCAAAATATTCGCAGACCTCGGCGGCGCCTAATGAGGCGCAGATGTTGGAGTCTCGCCAATACAGCACGGAGGAGATCGCGCGCGCGTTCCGCTGTCCGCCAGCGCTGCTCGGCGTGACGACTCCCGGCGCGATGTCGTACGCATCCGTCGAGATGAACGGTATTCACTTCGTCACGTACTGCTTACGCCCGTACATCGTCAAGATCGAGGATGCCTACAGCAACCTGATTCCCGGTGATGCCTTCCTGAAGATCAACGTCGACGGCTTGCTACGCGGCGACCAGGCTAGCCGATACGCATCTTTCTCGACTGGCATCCAGTCCGGGTTCCTCTCAATCAATGACATCCACCGGTTAGAAGACATGCCGCCGGCGGATGGTGGCGACGTGTACCGAGTGCCGCTTGCGAACGTCGATCTGGCTGCTGCGAACCTGACCGAGCTGGAGAAGAAGACCTCGATCGCCGTGAAGCTCGTGCAGGCTGGATTCGATCCCTCCGCGACGCTTGCGTCGCTCGGCTTGGACGCGTTGCCGCATACGGGCCTCCCGTCCGTGCAGTTGCAAGGTATCGCGCAGGTCGATCCAGAAGATCCAGCGGCGGCGTATCCGGTGTCTTCGTGACGATGACGACGGCGCAGATCAGCGTGACAACGGCGGCGACGCTTTTGTGTGCTGCTAATGCGATGTCGCAGCGCGTGACAGTCCATAACAACGAAACAAGTCAGCAGATCTTTCTAGGCGATTCCGGCGTGACGATTTCGACGGGTATCCACTTGGACGGCAAACAGGAGCGCCAGATCATCCTCAATCCGGGCGAGGGCTTGTGGGGAATCTCGGCGAATACCAACTCTGTCAGCGTGATGATTCAGAAGATGGCATAGGGAATGCCTTACTTCATTAGCGATCAGCAAGCGGACTGTGCCGGGTGGGCGACGGTCAAACAAGATGTCGGCGGTGATCTGATTGTGATTCATTGCCACGCGACGAAACAGGAGGCGATCGATCAGATGGTAGCGATCTCGATCAAGGAGGGGCTGGAGCCGGGTGGGGAGCGCGTGCTGCCAGACAATTATCGACCGGCGCTCGCCGAGGATGTCCCCGATGGGCGCGCATGTGGCAACTGTTATTTCTATGACGAGTCGAACGTGCAGGATGACAAGGCGTGGTGTGAGCGGTGGGATGAGTACGTCAACGGCGCTTACTACTGCAACGCTTGGCAGCCTGACGAGGGCGACGACGCTGATGAGCAAGAGGCCGGGTATCGTGCGGTTGATCTGATGCTCCCTGAGTACGTGATGGAAGCCGCAGCGCGCGGCTTGGAGTATCACGCGGCTGGATTGTCTGGCGATGGTGTTGTTGATCGCACGATCCGCGAAGCGCGTCTGATGGCTGATGGAGAAGTATCCGAAGACAAGGTGATCCGAACGAACGCATGGGCGGCGCGCCACCTAGTCGATCTTGATTCCGAGGATAACCGTGACCCCGACGCTGAGGGATTCCCCGGAGCTGGCGCAGTTGCGTTCTATCTTTGGGGAATCAACCCACTAGATCCGCAGCCAGCAATCGACTGGTTCGCGTTGAAGGCAGAGCAGATCCAAGCAGAAGAGCGTAGCGCGTTTGTCGTTAGCGAACCTCGCGGTGCTACCATTGACGCTATGACTACTGCCGTCGAGACACGTCGAATCACCGTCAATGAGTTTGAGATCCGCGATCTCGGCGAAGGCGACGGAATGGCTTTCACGGGTTACGCTGCTGTCTTCAACTCCGAGTCAGAGCCGCTGCCATTTATTGAGCGCATCGCCCCCGGCGCGTTTGCGAATTCGCTCTCTTCGCGTAATGAGATCAAGATGTTCGTGAATCACGACACCACCCGCGTGCTGGCCTCGAAGCGTGCCGGTACGTTGCGACTCTCTGAGGATTCTCACGGCTTGCGGGTCGAGGCCGACTTGCCGCCGACGACGGACGGCAAGGATCTTGCAATCCTGATGAAGCGTGGCGATGTCGATTCCATGAGTTTTGGATTTAGCGTTCCGAGCGGTGGCGATACTTGGTCGCCGGACGGTGCAACGCGCGAACTGCGCGAGGTTCGCTTGCATGAAGTTTCTATCGTGACTGCGTTTCCGGCATATACGGCAACGAGTGCCGGCGTTCGCAGCCTTGACAATCTTGCTGCTGCTACTGGCGCCGACGCTTCGCAGCTTGATGCTGCGATCACGAAGCTTGAGGCCGGCGAGATGCTCGACGAAGACGCAGCAATGCTGATCGAGTCCGTCGTGCAGAAGCTGCGCGCCGATACGACCATCGGTGCCGAGGCCAAGGCGTCGCTAGACATGAAGCGCAAGCAGCTTGACCTTTTGTTCTCGCGCGTCTAGACGTACTTTTGCGCTGTTACCATTGGGGTTGTCTGATCTGCGGAGCCGCGGCAGGCGCACCCGGTGCGGAGCCGCGCGGGACATCCGTTAGACCAAACTTTTGATTCTTGAAAGGATCACACCGCATGTCTGATTACTTGAAGCGCCAGAACGAACTGCGCCTGAACGCATGGGAAGAGGCAAAGCACCTGCTCGACGCAGCTGCCGCCGAGTCCCGCGACCTGACCGCCGAAGAGAACGTGATTTATGATCGCATCTCCGAGGACATGGACAACCGCGCTCGCGTCATCGAGCAGATCACCAAGGACGAAGAGCGCGCACAGCGCCTCGACGTTGCTGCCGCTAGCGTCCGCACGGACGAGGTTGCACCTGCCGACGACGACGACACCGAGGCTCTCCGCAAGCTTGCTCGCGGCGAGGTTCGTTCGCTCAACTTCGAGAAGCGCGACGTCTTGAAGAGCAACACCGGGGCCCCAGTGGCCACGTCATTCTATGATCAGATCATTCTCAAGGCTCGCCTTGTTGGTCCGATGCTCACCACCTCGACAGTCCTCACGACTGCCGGCGGCGAAAACCTCCAGATCCCTCGCGTAAATACTTACTCGGCTGCAACGATTGCTGCTGAAGCCGGTGCTATTGGCGAGAGCGATCCGGCTTTCTCGGCATTCATCACGATGAGCGCGTTCAAGTTTTCGTATCTCGTGCAGGTTTCGCGTGAGATGATCGAAGACTCCGGCGTCGACATCCTCGGCTTCCTTGCCGACCAGGTTGGACAAGGCATTGGCTTCAACGTGAACGCGGCCTTGACAACTGGCACGGCCACGACGCAGCCGAACGGTATCGTTACCGCTTCGACCCTCGGCGTTACTGGTGGCACGGGTACGACTGGTGCATTCACAGCCGATAACCTGATCGACCTGGCCTACTCGGTAGACGGGGCAGCCCGGATGTTGCCGGGTGCCGGCTACATGATGAACGGCAAGTCCATCGGTGCTGTCAGGAAACTCAAAGATACGGCCGGGAATTACGTTTTCGCGCCTCGCCTCAACGAGAACACCCCCGACACGCTGCTCGGCTTCCCGCTCTACGAGAACCCAGCAATGGCTGATGCAGGTACTGCCGTGAAGAGCGTAATCTTCGGCCACCTCCCCAGCTACTACGTTCGTCAGGTCGGCGGCATTCGTGTCGATTCTTCGAGTGACTTCGCGTTCTCGACGGATCTGGTCACGCTCCGCACGATCCTTCGCGTGGACGGCAACTTGCCGCAGGTCAGTCACGTCAACCACTTCATCGGTGGCGCATCCTGATCGATAGGTAGAATGGTGGCTACCCGGCAGATCGTTTGTCGGGTAGCCACTATTTTTTTTGGACGGGGGAGTATGTCGAATCGCGCGACGCGACGCCAACAGGCGAAGCACACAAAGCCACCAGCACCACCACAAGCCGAGGGCGTGACGCGGCAGCGCGTGCTTTGGGCCTCGAACGCTCCATTTTCTGCTACAGGCTACGGCGTCCAGACGGCGCAGGTTGTTCAGCGCCTAACGCGCGATCAGCACGAAGTAGCAATCGCGTGCAACTATGGCTTGCAGGGCGCGGAGACTACTTGGAATGGTGGGGTAAAGCTGTATCCCTGCGGGATCTCCGGTTATAGCGATGATATCTTGAACGCGCACGCGCAGCATTGGGCGCACGGCACCGAACTCCCCAGCCTGGTCGTGATCTTGTTTGACGTGTGGGCGCTAGAGAATCCGGGCATAAAGCAGATCCCGAAGATCGCCGCGTGGGCGCCAATCGATCACCAGCCAGCACCGCCCAAGGTGCTGCAATGGTTGAAGCGTCCCAACGTCAAGCCGATCGCGATGAGCCGATTTGCCGAGCGGATGATGGCGGACGATGGCATCGAGTCGATCTATGTTCCGCACGCTGTCGAGCCGGTCTTCAAGCCGACACCATCATTCGCTGATGCGGATGGCACCCTTGTCACGGGTCACGAACTGATGGGCGTCAAGTCTGATCGCTTCGTCGTGATGATGAACTCTGCAAACAAGGGCAGGACGCCAGTCCGCAAGTGCTTCGGTGAGAACCTGCTGGCGTTCTCGATCTTCGCTGCCAAGCATCCTGACGCGATCCTGTACCTCCACACCGAAGCGTCGGCGATCGCAACTGGCGTAGACCTCCGGGCGCTGATCCGCGGGTGCGGCATCCCTGAGAATCAGGTCTGCTTCGTCGATCAATACCTCTACCGGATGAACCTGCCACAGCAGGCGCTAGCGTCGCTCTACAGCGCCGCCGACGTTTTGCTGGCGACATCGGCTGGCGAAGGCTTCGGCGTGCCCGTAGTCGAGGCGCAGGCGTGCGGTACGCGCGTCATCGTAAGCGACTGGACTGCACAGACCGAGCTCGTCGGCGATGGCTGGGCGGTCGAGGTACAGCCTCTCTGGGATCCGTACCAGGACGCGTGGTTCGCCACCCCAATGATTCCGCGCATCGTTGACGCGCTAGAGGAAGCGTACGCTACCGAGCGCGGACCGAGCCAGCAGGCGATCGACTTCGCTGCCGACTACGATGCGGATATTGTCTACGCAAAGTATTGGCGTCCCGCGTTGGAGCAGCTTGCAGCGTGGGACCCAGCCGCGGCATGAGTGGACTAGCGACCGTCATCATCCCGGTCTTGAACCGCTACGACCTGCTGGAGCGTGCGATCGGCAGCCTCGGTGAAGTCGAGCGCCTAGTGATCATCGACAATGGCGACAACCTCGGCGACGAGGATGTCGATCTCTGGCGAACCGACGGGCAGATGGAAGGCATCGGCAAGACGTATCTATTGACGATGCCGTCGAACCTCGGCGTTGCGACAAGTTGGAATCTAGGGATAAAGGCAACACCAGAATCGGACGGGTGGTTACTCTTGAACTCGGACGCGTACTTCGCGGATGATGCGTTCTCGGTCTTCGCCGGCGAGACTGACGGAGTAGACGTTCTGCAAGCCGGTCGCCCACCGTGGTGCTGTACGTGGATTAGCAGCCGAGCCATTGCCGAGGTCGGCTTGTTCTGCGAGCGATTCTACCCAGCGTATTGCGAGGACATGGACTGGCAGCGGCGCGCACAAGTCTGCGGCATCGGTTTCGCGGGATCATCGGCTCACGTTCAGCACGACAACTCCAGCACCATCGAAGCATCCCCGAATCTGAAGGCGCACAATGCGCGAACGCACGCAGCGAACGCTGGATACTTTGACGAGCGTTGGCGTGACGTGGCAGACAACCAACTCCCACCCGATGCTGACTGGCGGTTGTCGACTAGGCTGGCTAACTCGTGGAATGACGACGGCGGCGAGTGACTACTTCCCTCAATATCGAAGCCATCCTCGGACGACCAGAGCATCCACCAGAGATCGATACGCCGCTGGATGAGTTGCAAAGGCACCGCGTCCTTGTTACCGGTGCGGAGGGCAGCATCGGATCAGCGATCACCATGCTACTCAATGATCGTGGTGTGTCTACGATCGGAACAGATATCGCCGATTGCGACGTGACGAACCGCACCATGCTCGCCGACGTGATGGCGCGGGTCAAGCCTACGCTGGTATTTCACCTCGCGGGTGCCAAGCACGCGCCAGACGGAGAGATCGACCCTCTCGACGCAGCGACCATAAACATTACTGGCACCGCGAATGTCGTCCGCTCGACCAGCGCGCGCGTAATCACCGCCAGCACATGCAAGTCATGCGACCCGGAAACCGCTTATGGGGCAACTAAGCTAGTGGCTGAACGCATCACGCTCAACGCCGGCGGCAGCGTGGCACGCTTTTACAACGTACCCGAGTCGTCCGGCAACGTGTTTGAGATATGGAAGGCGCTGCCAGACAGCGATTCAATCCCGGTCACAATGTGCGAGCGATATTTTGTTTCGCTCAACGAGGCTCTAGCACTACTGCTCTGGGCGGCGGTGCTAGTTCCGGGGCGATATGCGGTCGCACCTGGACCACCGCGAGATATGTTCTCGGTTGCCCGCGCGCTCTATCCCGATCGCGTGCGGGTAGGTATGCCTCGGCGCCGGGGCGACCGAATGGATGAGCCTCTGCACGCTGCCAGCGAGACTCTACATACGACCATCGTCCCGAATATCGTCCGCATCGAATCGCCCCACGACCCGGATGCGGCATGATTATTGACGAGACACGCGGAGCAGTCACGATCGGCGAGGGCTGCGAGATTGCCGAAACGGCGATCCTGACGGGACCGTTGACGATTGGTGATCGCGTCTACGTCGGCGCGTATGCGGTGATTGGGGCGCCGGCGCAGCATCGCGGATCGTATCCCTGTTCGCTGGATTCCAAGCATCGCGCCGAGGGCGTAACGATTGGCGATGGTGCGTGCGTGCGCGAGTTTGTGCAGGTTCACCAGGGCATCTTGCGCCCAACGATCGTCGGTGGTGATTCGCTGCTGATGGCTGGCGCGCATATCGCTCACGATTCGCAACTTGGACGCGGTGTCACGATGGGAAGCTTCAGTATCCTTGGCGGCTTCACGATCATCGATGACGAGGCAACCTTCGGGCAGGGCGTCGTGACCCATCCGTGGATCATCATTGGCGAGAGGGCAATGGTCGGTCTGAACTCCAGCGTCGTCAAGGATGTTGATCCGTTTGCAAAGGTCGCCGGATCTCCGGCTCGACTGCTCGGATCAAACACCAGCAAGGATCGTAGTCTGCCGGCGGAGTATTCTGCAAGCGTTCTATCCGAGTCCGTCTGGGAGCGTTGGGCTGGGTTGAGGGATCGGCAGGCAGGCACGCGGCGGTTATGGGCGTAGTTGTCGTCACGCCGAGCCTTCCGAGCCGGGTTGATCTTCGAGCCGAGTGCGTCGCGTCAGTCATGGCGCAAACGCTCCAGCCTGTCGCGCACATCATCCACTTGGACTATGAGCGGATCGGACCAGCTGCTTGTCTCAACGCGATGCTACCCGCTGCCGTCGAGACTGGTGCGGAGTGGGTCGCGCAGATCGCCGATGATGATCTGATGCTGCCGCGTCATCTGGAGTTGCTCGCCGGGGAGACTGATGCCGACGTGGTGTATTCCTACTGCGACGTGACTGGGCGAGGTGGTTGGAATCCTTCGGCACCCTTCGACGCGGACAGGCTACGCGCTGGCAACTACATCCCCGCAACCACGCTGATCCGCACCGAACTATGCAGCGAGCTCGGCTGGCGGACGGACGCGGCGCACGGATTTGAGGATTGGGATTTCTGGATACGCGCCCTCGACGCCGGCGCTCGCTTCGTGTGCGTTCCGTTCGTGACGTGGGTCTATCGCTTCCACGGCGAGAACCTATCTGCGGCGCTGTAGAATATAGGCATGGCGATCACCAATGGCTACTGCACGCTCGCACAAGTCAAGGCTGCGCTGCGTATTACCGACAACACCGACGACACGCTGATTGAGGGTAGTGTCGAAGCAGCATCGCGTCTGATTGACGGGTATACGCTGCGGAACTTTTACTCGGTCGGCACGGCTACGCGACTATTCACGGCACCCGATCCGCTTTACTGTCCCGTGGACGATCTCGCTGGTACGGCAATCACGATCCAGACCTCGACGCAGGCAGACGGCATCTTCGACGTTACGTTCACGGTGACTGACTATCAACTTGAACCGCTGAACGGTAATCTGGACGGCATCCCGTGGGCGTACGATCGCATTCGCGCAGTCGGTGACTACGCGTTTCCGATGGTGTCCGCTAACTTCGGTGAGCAGGCGCTCGTCAAGGTTACGGGCGTCTGGGGATGGCCGGCGGTTCCGGTAGCAATTGTCCAGGCGACGATCCTCCAGGCGGCGCGTCACTTCAAGCGTTACGACTCCCCGCTTGGTGTCGCTGGCTTCGGTGACTTCGGCGTGGTACGCGTTAGCCGCTTCCTAGATCCTGACGTACAGATGCTTGTCGAGCCGTATAAAAAGATGCGATTGTTCCGGTGACGGCTACTGTCGGGCAAGTCAAGACGGCACTCGCGACAGCTGCCGCAACGATCACGGGCTTACGCACGTACGACCGGCAGCCCGACAATCTGAACGCACCCTTCGCTTTCCCTTCGCTTCAGTCGATTGACTATCACGGCGCTATGGGCGCCGGTTCCATCCTTCAGACGTACACGCTGACCGTCGTAGTTGGTCGCGCGTCTGAGCGCGCTGCCGAGGATCTGCTCGACACTTACCTCGGCTACGGCTCGGGTGGCATTCGTGCCGCGATCGAAGCGGATACCACGCTCGGCGGAGTTGTCCAAACCTGCATCGTCGAATCGGCTGGCACCATCGGCACGATCGACGGCAACGACACGCTATATCTGTCGGTAGATTTCCGCGTCTTGGTCTACACCTAAAGGAGTTTGACGATGGCAAAGTTTATCGTGGCACCCGGCTTTATTGTTGCCGGTAAGACCGAAGGACAAGAGGTCAAGGCGTCCGACGTGGATCGCTTGGACGTGATGATCGAGTCTGGGCGCGTGATTGTCAAAGGCGCAGAATCGTCGTCTACAATGAAGGCACAACCCGACGTGTCCGGCTCCGAGGAGGAGTAACCCAATATGGCTAAGCTCGTTCTCACCAACGCAAACATCACCATCGGCGGCACGGACGTTTCGGCCAACGTCGCCAGCGTCCAGATTGAGACTTCCGTCGACGAGGTGGAAACGACTGCGTTTGGTCCGGGCAACGGCAAGACGCGCGTCGGTGGTCTGCTCGACACGACGATCTCGCTGTCGATGCACAATGACTACAGCGCAATCGAGGGTCTTGTCTATCCGCTGATCGGCAGCACGACGACAATCGTCGTAAAGCCGAACGGTACTGCTGTTTCGACGGCCAATCCCTCCTACTCGATGACGGCCCTTGTTACCGGGTGGTCTCCAGTAAATGGAGCCGTCGGAGAACTGGCCTCGGTCGATATCTCGTGGCCAGTTTCGGGAACGGTAACGAAGGCTGTCGCCTAGTCTGATCGCGTAACCTCTACGCCCAGGGAGGGCTGACGTGGAACTACAATTCAAGATCAAAGAGACAGGCAAGGACAGCGTGCTGGTACGCGCTGCCTTGGTCGACATCGTGGCGTGGGAGGATCGCTTCGAGCGACCATCCTCGACGATGGGTGGCGATTCGATCTTCGCGCGCGACTTCGTGTGGCTGGCGTGGCATTCGCAGAAGCGCACGGGCGCGACGACTCTGGACTTCATGGATTGGGTCGCCACGTTGGATGAGATCGAGGGCGCTGAGGAGACTACGCTTGTCCCTTTGGAGAATCCTCCAGCCATTGGCTCGTCGCCAGTCTCGCAGTAGAGACAGGCATCGCGCCTAGTGTTCTGATGCTGGAGTCGGAGCGGATGCTCTGGACGATGCTGGGCTATATTCGCTGGCGAAGCGTTCACGCGAACCGGTAGACTGACCGTATGGCTACGCAGCAGATACGTGGCTTGGATGATGCGCTGAAGACGCTAGGCAAGATGGATCCGGTGCTGCGTCGAGAGGCCGTCAAGACAGTCAAGAAAGACGTGCAGCCGATCGTGTCCGCTATCAAGGCTGGGCTGCCGAAGGCTCCGCTATCTAACTGGGTTCCTCCGAAGCAGTCAAGCGCGCGGCGGGGAACTGTCTCTGCTGGTCGTAGTGGTGCAGCGGGGACACCTTACTGGGAATTGGGCAAGGCCAAGAGTGGTGTTCGATCGAGTGTCAAGAGACAGAGCGCACGCCAGATGAAAGGGAAGCAGATTCTTGTCAGCATTCGTCAGACAAACGGTGCAGGCGAGGTCTTCGATATGGCTGGCAAGCAAACTAGCAACACCTTTACGCGCAACCTATCTGCAAAGTGGGGCGGACCGTCGCGCCTTATGTGGCCGACCGTGGAGAAGCACAAGCCAACCGTCTTAGCGTCGATCAAAAGGAGCGTGACTAGTATGGAGGACATTATCAATGAAGAGTTGCGGCTACGTGGCTACACGCGCGGCCGGCCGAGCGGCTCCCCTCATTACCGGTAACGATAGGCAGGTAGAATAGACTCATGGCTATTGTAATTCCGATTGGCGTTGATACCTCCGGTCTATCGCGCGGACTCTCGCAAGGCACTAGCGGTCTCCGCAAGTTCGGCAAGATGGCTGCCATTGTCGGCGGCGCAGCTGCGCTTGGTGGCTTGGTCGCGACGTTGAAGATCGGCGTCGACGAGTTCATGGGTGCGCAGAAGGTATTGGCGCAGACGGGCGCGGTGCTGAAGTCGACGGGTGGCGCTGCAAACGTCACGAGTAAGCAGATCACCACGATGTCGGAAAGCCTGATGAAGTTGAGTGGCGTCGATGACGAAGCGATCCAATCCGGGCAAAACTTATTGTTGACGTTCACCAAAATACGCAACGAGACTGGCAAGGGAAATAATATCTTCGACCAGGCTACGCTGGCGATGACGAATCTGTCCGTTGCGATGGGGAAGGATCTGAGCTCTTCGGCGATCCTTGTTGGTAAGGCGCTGAACGATCCCGTCAAGGGTGTCGGAGCCTTGTCCCGTGCTGGCGTTCAATTCACGGCGTCGCAGAAGGACACGATCAAGGCGCTCGTAGATTCTGGCAACGTCATGGGCGCCCAGAAGATGATCCTAAAAGAGCTCGAGGTGCAGTTTGGTGGGAGCGCGAAAGCGGCTGGTCAGACGCTACCGGGTCAGCTCAATATTCTCAAGGAGACATTCCGCAATCTTGCCGCTGATCTAATCGCCGGATTCATTCCAGCGGTCAGTCGTGGTGCGGAGATATTCCTCGGTTTTGTTCGTGACATTGCGAAGCAGCCGACGCTATCGGCAAAGATCCAGTTTGTTATTGGGACTTTTGCTGGTGCTGCGTGGCGCGGGGTCCAGTCAATCATCGATTGGTGGACGACACCGAAGACAGAGTTTGAGAAGAGTCCAACGAGTGGACTGCATATCAAGTTGATCCCGGCTGGTAAGGATCAGGTCGCCGCGTTCTTTACATCACTAAATATTGCGATGAAACAGAAGGCCAACGAGTTTGGTAATACCATTGGCTTTGGCATTATGGATGCGATCTTTGGCGGGGCGAAGTCGCAGGCTGGTAAGAACGCGAAGAATACCCTCGGACTATTTGTCACGTTGCTCAATCCTGTTGCGCTGAACGAGTGGGCGGGTGGCGTTGGTCGAGAGATGATTGCTGGATTGTGGGACGGTATTACGCAATGGCTGAACGAGAATCCCGGCATCGCTACGAAGGCGATCAAAGACTGGTTTATGTCTGCTGGCGATTCGATTGGTGGCGTTATTGGTGAAGCATTCAGGTCGATGACGCGAGAAGCACGCAAGGGCGCTCCAGTCTTCATTGGTGTCATCACGAAGAC